TAGGAACTACTGACAACAGTAAGATATTTCGTAAAATTCAGCAGGCAGTAGCGACTTTGATGGAGTCTGGTCACTGGACTCATTCTGTCGCTGATGTTGATGTATGCACTGGCTGGGATCGTTGTTCCATCACGCTTCCTCGTAACATTGATGTTCCTCTTGCAGTGAACATTGATGGCTCTCCGACATACTTCCGCAATCGTCTATTTCAATACCATGTAAACAAAGGAGGAATGTTTAATTCCGTTGAATGGGCATGGGATGATCGCGGATATGTTGCGACACTCATGGACATCATCCAGCCCTCACAGCTTATCGCTGTTGCAGAGTTGGAGAATGATGTTGGCAAGACAATTCGCGTTCTTGGAAACGATCAGAACAATCGCACACTTCGCTCTCAACTTGCGAATGGAACTAGTGTTGATGGCTTGCTTGTTCCGATTCACTCGCAAAGCGATTTTGCGTATGGGACGATTACTCCAGATGATGCTACTGTAAAGACCCGCAGTGTTGCTATTACGCCGATTAACTTGTTTACTAGCACAGCGGCTCACGGGTTGTCATCTGGTCAGGGAATGAGCGTTACAGCGGCAACTGGAACGATTCCTGTAGCGTTGGAGAATGGCCAGACATACTACATTGGAGTCATTGATGCCTACAAGGTTCAACTCTTCAATGATCCTCTCAATGCTCAAGCGTTGCAGTATCCAATCAATCTTCAGAGCATTGTTGGTGCTGGAAATTTGACATTTAAAGATAGCCGTGAATCACAGGTTGTAACTGCTCTTGAGCTTGCATCTGCTCCAGCATTCACGCTTGATACTGCAAATCAAATCACCTTTCCGACTGGGCAATCTCTTCCATCTCCTCTTAACTCTGAAACAATATACTATGCAAATGCTGAAGATTCTACGCATTTGACTGTATTTGAAACCTCAGATGATGCGAAAAAGAATATCAATCCAGTTTACACTACTGGAAGCACAGCACCTCTTAATGTTGATATTCGCAAGAACATTGATCCTCAGACAACTCTGACATTTGCTGTTCGTCACTACTACAATGATGGAGATCAAGTCCAAGCATTTACTGCATCTGGAACACTTCCAAAGCCACTCATTGCGAATCAAAACTATTTCGTAAACATCATTGATCCATTCACTATTTCATTGCATGAAAGCAAGTCTGATGCAGTTGCTTCGACTCCGACTAGCCTTGTAAATCCTATTGTCCTTAAAGACTCTGGAAGTGGAACAAATTCTATCGTCAAGCTAATTACTGCCACTTCTACGACTGGAACATCTTCTCAGATTACCGCACCGGGGCTTAATATTCCAACTCCTTCTGGTTCTGGAGCGCAGTTTCAAGCGGTTGTAGTTGGTTCTGTGGTTTCTGTGGCTGTTACCGCTGGCGGCTCTGGATATTCATCTCCTCCAGCCGTTACATTTTCTGATCCTCCAACTCAGCCTGCTGGTAGCACGATTGCTACATCTACTGCTACTGGATACGCTATTCTTGTATCTGGGGCTGTAAGCCAAGTTGTCATTACAAGTGCTGGTCTTGGATATGTTAATCCTCCAACTGTATCGTTTGACTCTGGTGCGGCAGCGGCAACAGCAAGGATTCAGACATCGTTTGTTTCTAGTTTCAAGAAAATCTCTGGTGGCTTGAATTATGCTGAACCTCCTCAAGTAAGAATTTCTGGAGGTGGAGGAACTGGAGCAACCGCTACAGCAACTATCAATAGTGCTGTTCTTAGCGTTTCTAGCCTCACTACTGCTGGGTCTGTGGCTACTGCCACAACTCCATCTCCTCATGGGTATAGCATTGGTCAGTCAGTAACAATTTCTGGTGCTACTCCAAACGCATACAACGGAACTAAAGTTGTTACATCTGTTCCCCTGACTACCACCAGCGTAACTGGCATTACTCGCTCTGGAAGTGTTGCTACAGCGACTACAGCGACCCCTCACAACTATTCTACTGGAGATATTGTGACTGTTAGTGGGGCAAGTCCTGCTGGATATAATGGAACTTTTGTTATCACTGTTTTCTCTAACCCTAACGAGTTTACTTATAGCGTTTCTTCTACGCTAACCACTCCTGCAACTGGAACAATTATATCAAGCGTTCCCGATCCTACTGGAACTACATTCCAATATGCAATCGCATCTGGAACAGCTTCTCCCGCGACTGGAACAATTACTGTATCTTCTGGAGAAGTAATAGAGTTGAATATCATTACTAGTGGAACTGGATATACTTCAACTCCAACTGTAACAATCACTCCTTCTACTGGCGTATTTGTTTCATTTACATCAACTGGAACATTGCCAGCACCATTGGTTTCTGGAACGGCGTATCGTGCTGAAGCACCGCTTAATACTTCTACTGGAAACTTCACAGTAAAGGGTGCTGACTTCGGTGATGTAAATATCACATCTTCTGGAACTGGAACATTGTATGTATCATTGTCTCGTGCATTTAGCGTGACATTCAACAACAATTGGGAAGGTGACTTTACAAATCTCGTTACTGGACAAGAATTGTATTTTGGAACTGATTATCTGCTTCCTAATACAAACCCATCTATTGATAATGGAGTAACTCCATTTTATCTCAATAAGATAAATAATACTACTGCCAAGATTTACGATAGCTTGGTTAATGCGAATGCTGGTGGAATAACTGGTCTTATCACGATTACTTCATTCGGCTCTGGTCAGTCTTACTACGCATTGAGGAAATCATTCCGTTCTTTACCATTCAACAATTTGATTATCCCAAGCGAGATTCAGTATCTGAACGAGGACGAGATCGTGCGATTCTCTACAACAAATACGCTTCCTTCTCCGCTTCTTGCCTCTACTGATTATACAATCAAACTTGAAGGCAATAAATTCAAGGTTTATCTTGGATCAACTCTTCAAGCCCTAACGACTCCGGGGATTGGGCAGTTAAGCGTTGATATTATTCGCACATTCAATGTCTCTCCCTCTACGAGCATTGATGCTGACCAAGCTCATTTCAATACTGGTGATGCCGTTGTTCCTCGCGCTAAAGAAGGCGATGTATTGCCAACTGGATTGACTGCTGGAACGACATACTACGCTCGCAGGCTGGATAACAATTCGTTTGAGCTTTACGACACGCTTTCTCAAGCAAGAAACACCTCTTCTACTACTGGCCGTAAAACATACACGACAACTGGAGAAACTGTGGAATCAACATTCTTTGTTGACTCTGTAACATTGCCAACATTTGTGAAGTCTGTTTCTCAAATCGACAAGCCAATTACTGAAGGCTATGTGTCGCTTTACGCTTACGATTATGGCCGTAGCAATGACATGACTCTGATCGGTCAATATCATCCATCTGAAGTCAATCCTCAGTACCGCAGGATTCGCATTGGTAAGCCCTGTGCATGGGCTAGGATTTCTTATCGCATCCAGACTCCAAGCATCACGAGCATCTACGACTTTATTCCTCTTGAGCAAGAGCGAGCAATTATCACTGCTGTTCACGCTTGCGATTTGGAAGATAAAGATTTTGCTGATCAATCAGCTAGATACTGGCAGATTGCTTTTGCTTATCTCAAGAATCAGCAAGAGAGCATTGATGGTCATGCAATGTCAGTACCGCAGATCAATGCGATTTGCTATGGCGATACATCTGATCCAGTAATGTTCTAATGAAAAGCCCCAATTTAACTTCAGGAAGAGAAGTAAAGGTTTCTTCTGGTTGGATTCTTGGTGTCAACTCGGTAAGAAATCCGTGGGCATTGCCAGATAACCAGATTAAGTGGGCAGTAAATTGTGCTGTTCGTGGCGGAGTTGTTCAGACTAGGCCGGGATACTCAATGCGTCTCTCGCTACCTCAAGGCAATTTCCAAGGAGGAATCTTTTTCTCATCAAACAAGCAAGCAAGCGCATCAGATACAATCGTTCAAAATGGAGTTACAAAAACAATTCCAGCGCAAATCTACAATCCAGATGGCACAACATCTGTTGCTGATGAATTGCCGTTTGTAGTGTTCGCAGTTAATGGAAATGTTTACTACTCGCCATTCCCCTTGACTCAGCCGAAAAACTGGGAAGATTATCGACTCAAAAATATCAAGCTAGACCCAAGTGTTGACCAGTTCGTTTTCACTCTAGCAACACAAACAGCACAGGTTTCAACTGGTGGTGATGTCACAGTAACTCCATCGCATCGTATCGTTGTAATTCAAGATGGCATTTCTACTCCTGCATACTGGGATGGATCAAATCAGACTGGCTTCCAGACAACTTCAATTCCTGTTGGATATTGGATGGCATTTAGTGGAAATCGTCTTTGGGTTTCCTCTAAGAATATTGTATTGGCGTCAGACCTTGGAGACCCGACTTCTTTTACTGAAAGACTGACTGGAACTGGCCGTGGTGACTTTGCATTTGCTCGTGTTGTTACTGGAATGACGAATTACATTGGTCAGGATAACGACACAAAGTTAATCGTTTTTACTGATCGTGCG